GCTGGCATAGCTTGAAGAACAGGGCCACGACCCCATACCTCAAATCCAGACTTTGACCATCTTGTTGTAATCCAAGGAACACTACCACGACCCTTCAGTACCTGTTTCTTTAGGATATGATTGTCTGTTTCAGAAATAAGATAATAGGTGTACTCATCCTTAAACTTATTTTTCTCATCATATATTGTAGCTTCGATAACTTTGGTTTTACGATTAGGGTCACGCTTTTGTATTTGAGACATCTTCTCACTAAACTTAACATCAGGATAACGATGTTTAATTTCAGTAATATCCATCTCACTGTTCCAACGGAACCAGCCTGACACACTATCTAAGTTACCAGCTAACAGCGCAACATTTGTTGGAGGCACAGAAGTAAAGTGCAGATCACCTACAAAACGACCCTCTTCAACTAGAAGGTTCATTGTGCCTAGACCTAAATCTTGAAAACCCTCGTGAAGCTCTGCATTAAAGTTAGAGTTACGCAAACCCTCATGCAGAAGCTCTGTAATTCTATCTAGCTCTGCAAGCAATTGTTTGTTGATTGATTCTTTTGGGAACTCTGGACCTGGGGCTAGTTTAAAAGCACGACCATTAGGAGGGAAGAAGCCAAGCTGCAATCTTGATGCAAACTTAGGTAATCCTACTACGGCAGTCTCATCATAGATATTCTCTGTGCGTCTAGCAGCAGCAGACTCTTGGAAGAAGCTTTCTCTGTGTGGAAGAACATAATCATAGATTTCTTCCCATATGTCAGACCAAGAAGACCATCTACCTTTAGCCTTCTTATAGCGATTCATTACGCTTTCAAGCTCTTTTTTGTCATCACCAGTTCCAGAAGGGGCAGGAGATGTATCTTCATACTGTTTCATATCTAATACCTTATTGAACCTGATCGTGGAGAAGATTTTCCCATTCGCCTATAACCAACAAAACCCTTAGCTTCCTCATCTTGCAAAGATCTTTGACCAACAAGATTTGATGTACGAACACGATCAGATTCTATTTTACGCAAACGTTCTTGTTCACGCTCTTTCTCAAGTCGTGCTTTCTCTTCTGCCTTTTGCTTTTCAAGCTCTGGATCAGGAGGCGGTGAAGAACTGCCAAATCCCATTTCAATCTCCTTCTACTGGTTTTAAGAAGATGTCTTTTCCACCAGTTTTACGCAATTCACAATAGAGTTGATAAGGCGTTAGTATCCAAGGTTTGTTAATACCAGCAATATGTTTTATAAAACTAACGCAATAAAGCCAACGAGGTAAATATACAGGGTTCTTTTTGCTGTCTATCTCTAAACATGTACAATTAAACATCAAATCAGCAATTAAATAGTCTGCATCAATCTCTCTTAGCCACTCAAAACTAAATCTTTCTGTAGCATATTCAAATTTATACCATGTATTTAGCTCTGGATCATAGCAAACAGCAAAAACATGCCCAAAATCAGGTCTATACTTAGTAAATATTCTCCACATTCCTAAATTTTTGGCTTCTTTGAAGCAAATTATCCATTTCATAACGCCCTAGCATGTCCTTTTTGTGATCTAGCTAATCTATTACGGCCTTTCATGCGCTCAAATGGACTGCTTGACCTTTCAACAGTGGTGGGGGATGGTACTGAACGGCCACCGAGAATCACTCTACGACCCTCACCGCCCCCTAGCATTGCATACTGCAACGCATCGTGTATATGAGAGAACCTATTCTTATTAGGTTTCTCGTCATAACTCTCTCTGCCCATATGATATATTCTTTTGTACTGATAGCCACCTTCAAAGCCAGATATTAACGTCTGGCATGTCGGGCTTATAACAAAAGACGGATGACCATCTGTCATACGGTTGAGAACAGATTCAACAGATTCAATCCTGACTTGCGTATCGTTAGTAGGAGCCGGATACGCTGTAATGCCCGCTGCCCTCAAAATCATAAACGGAGTGTTCTCTGATGTCTGCGCCATCTGATTGCCAGCCGGATCACCAACAAACTTAAAATCTAAAGCTTCCCAATTGTTTTTGGCGATCTCTTTCTTGAGGATGTCTGCAAATCGTCCAGCTCCCATATCCTGTCCAATGACTTCGTGGAAAATAGACCAACGCCCGAAGATCGTTTGCTGGGCGAAAATTGCCGATGGCGTCCTGCCGAAGTCAATGCCAACGATAACTTCCTTACCGACGATGGGTTCGATGGGTGACTTCGCAACGTGAGTCTCCTTCCTAAATGTAGGATACACAGCTTTACCATCAAGCAAAGCCTGATACTTATTCAGAACATAAACATTAACCCATAAAGAACTTTTACCAAGAATAATCTTGTCATAATAATCTGGCTGGATGTTGCCTTGGTTTTCAGCTTTAGGATTGTGGGAATAACCAATAAGATTGCCCTCGCTGTCCCTGTCTTCAGTCATAGCCCCCGGCTGCGAGTAGAAAGTCCAATCGTCAGGCTTAACAAGAAGAAGCTTTTCTTCATTAGACATATATTCAGGTGGAGATGCCTCGCCCGACATAATAGCCCACCAATGGGTTTCATCAGGTGAGTTGGTATCCATTATAACGCCAAACCAAGTGGGGCCACCATCTCTCATCGATGGAAAACGACCAACACGCATAGTACACGCATCAACAATAGATTTTGGTATTTCTCTGGCTTCGTTAATCCAAATAGCGGTTAACTCAAGAGATAACAGTTTCTTTATATCTTCCTGTTTATCCAAAGCCAAAAAGATGACTTCTGATTCAACAACAGTTTTATCAGCTAAAGAAAAATTAACATGATGGGTATATGGCGGCGACCAGACAAATCTACCGATATCATCCGAAAACCAGTCACGCCATGTTTTGATTGTTGTGGTCTTTAGCTGGGGATTGGTATTACGAATAACTGCAAACCTAGTGCGCCTTACGCCACTTTGATTTGGCTTTTGCGTTACAGCTATTCTCATTAGCTCCATGCAAGAGGCAACAGATTTACCAGAACCAACTGGCCCTCTGAGGCCTCTCACAAAAGAGCGATCTTTCATAAATGCCTTGGCTATCGGCCCCGGCGGTTTGTAGTCTAACTGCATTAACCGATAAACTGTCTGCGACTAGCACCGCCACCGCCAGCACCAAGAGCAGCAACACTCGTACGCCTCGCAGCAGAACTAAGCTGAGTAGTGGAGCCAGTTACGTTAGTAGACGTAGCGGCAGTCTTAGTGCCACCTATCGCATCACCCCCATCTGTACCGCCTCTCATTCTCTCGCCAACAGAAATATCACCAGCAGTCATAACGATACCACGACCACCTACGCCAGTGCTAACAGACTTACCAAGACCAGTCGGATCATAAGAAGACCCACCAGTATAAGCACCAGACTCTTTTCCAACGACTCCTTGAATACGACCTGTCGTATCATAGACAGCAGTACCGCCAGCAGAAATCTGAGATCTAATATCAGCAGCCCTTGACTTGCCAAACTCGTTTACTCCTCTGGCAGCCATACCAATAACAGACGGAAGATTCTGAAGACGATCTGAAATCTGGCCTTTATTAACACGGTCATCAAGATCTCGGTAAGCACCAGTTGTTGATGTAGTAAAACGATCTACAGATCTGTCCATTGATTCATTAGCAACATCTTCTGGAGACATAGCACCATAATTGCCAGAACTTCTTGTCGGAGCAGCACCAGCACGCATACTGCCCTTCGCAACACCAGCAGATTGACGACCACCAAGCTCTTGAGCATTCGCCCTTTGTATCTGCTCCTTCTTCGTAAGTCCTACTTGACCACGAACTGAAGCACCTCTTGAGCCTCCACCACCACTCTCTTCACCCATAACAATCTCCTATTGGCTTATTGGGGTTAAAAAATATTTTTAACAGAAAGTATTATTTAAGTCTATTGCGAGTGTGTTTTACCCTTTTATAGAGACACGGTAGTTTTCCAAGGCCGTTCTCTGTAGGACACATAACATCAATGGGGCCCCCTATTCTACTCCGAAGTTAATCTGTACCGCAGTGGTAGGAGCTTTCGGTGCATCATTGCGTAATCCTGCTCTGTCCATAAGATCTCTAGCAGCTTCAAGCCTAACGTGCTGTGACTTACTACCTAGCAGATCTCTCATTGTCGCCATTGCTTGTGTAGCGTCCCACCCCAATGTTCTCATAGCCAGTTCTTGTCTATATTCGATAACATGCTGTTTGTTCAGGGAATTATATGCCCAAGCTTTGTTCCTACCCAGCTTACTTGCAGCTTCTGTTGGGTTGCAACCATCATGCAAGATCATATGCACCAGATCAGCCTGTGGATCAGTTACTTTACTGTGCGTTGTTCGCAGTGTCGGAGAGTGTTTCTCAATGTCTTCCATTGGCACTACACCGTTTTTGTATCTGTCTTGTTGTTCACTATTGGCTTTTGTCATTTCCGTGTCCCATAACTCTACGAGAGGAGATTATACACACAACGATTAAAACCCTGTCAATACACTTCTTGTATCCTATTGTAATCACGCTATTAGCACCCTACAAATATCGTTCGCTCTTACGAGGTGAACGATCTTTTCCGAAGTGCAGCTTGGGTGTGTTGCTAGTACCGTGTATGCCCTTGGTCGGGCATGGCAAGACAAGCTTGCGTTCGGGCAGAGCACCGTCCACTCGTAGCTGTGATTACACTTACCGCTTGATGGCGGTAAGCGCACTCCACAGGACTACTCCTTCAGTTGAGCACACACACACACGATTTGTCAGCGTATCATTAGATGATGACAATCCACAATCTCAAGAGAGTAAATGATCAACATTCTCTGGTTGATTTGTTTTTATGGCAACGGTGTCGCCGTACAGTGGTGCGGCTCGTAGTTCTTTGTCAGTTAGTTCTATTGCCAACCAGACAATATTGCCCAGCGTAGCTGGCCTTCGGTCATTGACTATCTGTGAGCTTGGATGTCGGTGGGTATCAACGCAGCAATCCTGTATGCGTGTTACATAACATAACGAGGTAATCATGTTACAACTAGATCTTTTCGATACTACAACATCAACAACTAACCACGAGATCACTATCTCGCCAGCACAACATGAGATCATGCAAGCTCTTGTATCCGGCGACTTGGATCGGGCAACACAGCTTATCGACTTACAACACGACACTGACTTAGATCTTCAATAGGAGGAAACAATGGAAAATCAAATTCAAGAAACAAAAGACTTCATCAAGCATCTTGAGAAGCTGTTGGATAATACCACTAACTTGCAAGAACAAGACCTGTTGGCAGAAACAATTGCATCTGCTCAGATGGACTTGATGCGCCTTGGCTACTATCAATAGAAGCCAAGTATAATCGGGGTAGGCATAGGGTCTACCCCATAACATAACGTGAGGTGAATGATATGAAGATGGATACAGCTAGAGAGCTTTACACATTAGCAGATGATATTCGTACCGAGTTAAGCCAACTTGGAGAACATGCAACAATGAATAGAAGAACTGAAGCAGGTGAATGCTTCGACAACATCATGAGCATGACTGCTGACATCAAACGCATCGTACATCAGGCAAACATAGAAAGCGGTTTTGCCAACTCAAGACAAAACGGAGGTAGCAATGACTAATATACAGATGGAAGACCTGACTACAGAAAATCTTGATCGTGTAGCCCGCAACTTGCAGGCAGACGAACGCTGGGATGACGACAAGCAAGCCCAATGGGATGCAGAGTTCAAGCGTAAGATGCACGCTCTGATCGACATGTTTGAGGATGGCCCCGAGGTTATCCTACAGTGCAAGCTGGCAGATCAGTTTACTCGTACATTCGAGAAGATCACGCACAACATTGTAGCCGCTGGCACACAGGCCAGACGTGAGCTTCGTGATATGAAGCGTGACGATGTTGGCATTGAGATTACTGGCAACAAGATTGACGATCTTGAGGACAAGATCAAGCTTCTGCGGCAGCAGTGGTGGATTGCTAACCATGCTTATACCATCATGCGGCATCAGGTACGCACCGAGGTCATCGGCAAGACCGGAATGAATTGGGGACAGTACATACCCGCTGACGAGATGTCTCGTGTCAAGCGTGCAAAGTTTCGCAAGGGTCAGCTAACCATGGAGCAGTATCAGGCAAATCCACAAGATTTCTGGTCATATGCTCGTGATGCTGGCATGGTAGAGATGCCGAGAGATGACAGTCACGCAACATCAACGTAACGTCACGGTGGGAGAGAGGGTTCATTCCTTCTCTTCCACATTTTTTTCGTGACAGCTGTGTTGGGGGAGATCGCTCTCCCCCTATCCCCCTCTCGATTAAGGACACTGCGTTCCTTAATAATCCTAGCTATCCGCACCGAGCCTGAGTGGGAGTTGCGCCTCAGACTGGAAAGCCAATGAAGAAATTATACAAAGTACAATCTCATAGCGAACGAGGATGGAAAGATGTCACTGAGTGGCTACCATCTCTATCTAAAGCCAAAGAGATTTCATCACAGACAGTTAATCGAAGTAAAGATCATCTCAGAATTATAGAGAAGAGCATGCCCACCCCCTACCATTCTTCGATAAAAATGATTTACACCAGATAATCAATGGAGTTTTCGCCATGGTATTTTATGTAATAGCTGGAATATTTTCCGCACTAGCAATCCTGTTTTTATTAGCCAAGTTTGACTTCAAGAAAGTTCTTTGGCTTGACATCCCAATTGACATTGCCTCTACTATCTTGCTCGTTGCTATGTTTGCTGGCACTTTTGCTGGCATGATGGCGGCGGTCATTGGTGGCTGTGTCATCTCACTGACTCTGCTTACAGCAAAGCGGTTGATAGGTTACAAGAAGCCTAAATGGTTTAAATACAAGTATCAGTGGGTAGAAATGCCTGCTCGACACTAATTGCGTAATAGCGTTTCTGAAGAAGTTTCGTTTACGCATAGTTTCTGCCCATACGATAGACCATGTTCAGAAATGGTTAGTCAAAAGCAGAAATGTGACACTGTTGCCCACCTTGGAGGGACGCAATGCAGTGACAGAGGCTAGACGTGATGCCTCAACCCCAATCATGCAAACGCAAAGGAGAAAAGCATGAACTTCGCACAAATCACAGTTTCAGGTAATGTAGGTTCAGCCCCAGAGATTCGGGACGTTAACGGCACAAAGGTCGCTAACTTTTCAGTCGCTGTCAACGAGTCTTACACCAACAAGTCAGGCGACAAAGTGGAGACTACCCACTGGTATCGTTGTGAGGCTTGGGACGGCAGCAATGGCAAGGGCCTCGTGTCTAACGTCATTGAGAAGTATGTCGGCCAGGGTACTACTGTATTCGTTCAGGGTATGCCAATCATCGAAGAGTACGAGAAGGATGGGCATAAGCAACGCTCATTCAAGATCAAGCTTGCCGGTGCTGGCTCAACATTCCGCATGGGCGGCAAGGCTAGTGGCAGCAGCGATGCACCATCAGCACCTGTTGCAGCCGCAAGCGGTGAAGACATTCCGTTCTAGTAGCTTCTTCATCCTTTCAGGGGCATGCGTACATTCATGCCTCTGACTGTAGTTACAGATCGGAAGAGGAGAGGGTGTTGTTACCTCCACTCTCTCCTCACTTTCCCCACCACTGTTAGGAGGTAGTGATGGCAATCACACTCAAAATAAATGACGAAGTAATGCGCCTCATAGATCTTATGAGCGCACAAGAAGCCAATGCCTTTGATGGCGACCCCAATGAAACCTATGACAAAATACTCAAAGAATGTGGCTACAACTACGATGTTGTTGCTGAACACTTTGAACTCGCCTCAAACAAAGATGAACCACCATTCTAGGAGGTTGATATGAAAGACGGAGACTTGATTGCTTGCCAAAGATGTGACGGCAAGGGGTTTCGTTACGTTGAAAACACCTACCATGTACGAGGATCACTAATCGCCTCATATGGGATGGTAGACGTAACGCATGAAGAATGTGAAACTTGTAACAGCAAGGGATTAGTAATTGTTACAAGGGATAAGGAAAATGCCAGATGTTAAACAATCTAAGACAAATACGCTTCATCAATCGCAAGACGACATGGCTTGGCTGGTTCGTCACTGTTCACCTCTTCTTTACATTCACACTGCTGCTTATGCTGATTGGTCTGGGAATCAACCCAACTCTGCTAGTCAGCGTGATAGGTGCGCCTCTGTGGATCTCAGTAGCGTTCGTATCAAAGTTCATCACAGATAAAATCATGGAGGACTAAATGTTTCTTAATTATCATAGAAGCTCATACGATCTAGATTGCCACAAAATTACACTAGAAATTCGTGATGATACTGCACATTTTGTTTTTCACAACAGCAATTCAACAATTCATCGTGTAACTGTATGCGAACCAACATCAATTTCATATGCAGACAATGAAGACAAAAAGTTTGCAATGAGGTGGATGGATGGTTTCCTAGAAAACAACAAAACTTATGTAATTATGGAGGTAGAAAACAATGATTCAGATACCACTAAATCAACTAAAACCAGCAAAGAATAATGTACGCCAAGTAAAGTCATCAACTAACAGCATTAAGTCACTTGCCGCCTCAATCGAGTCCCAAGGCATGCTGCACAACCTAGTCATCAAGAAGAATGGAACAGGTTACGAAGTCATTGATGGCAACCGTAGGCTCGAAGCACTCAAGAAAATACATGGTGCCAAGGCAGCTAACGAGATCAACTGTATTGTTATAGAAAACAATGACAATGAAATTGGCTTACATGCAAACATGATGCGTGAAGACATGCACCCACTTGATGAGTGTGATGTTATGTACGACATTATTGCTGATGGTCAAGAAGACTACGACTCTGTTGGCAAACGTTTTGGTCAAACAAAACAATGGGTTAAACAACGCTTGGCATTGTCGAGCCTATCTCTCAAAGCCAAAGAGATGTTTCGTAATTACGAGTTTGGCATAGGTATAGCAAGCGCACTAACTCTTGGCTCCCATGAGCAGCAAGATAAATTCCTAGATGACAATCAAGGCAATTCTTATGCAATGTCTGCCTCATATGTCAGAAGTGAAATGACTAACAAAAAGATACCTGTATCGGCAGCTTTGTTTGACCTATCAAACCCATCTGCTGCTGTATCAAAACGCTTTGGTTTAGAGTCAGATTTGTTTAGTGATGAAGTATATATTACAAACAGAGAAGAGTTTGAGGAAGCACAGGAAGGCCATGTCGCCTCTGTTGTAGAGGCTGCAAGACTTAAGGGTTATGCAGACATTATATATCTCAAAGATGAATATTGGTTTGATTCTCAGCTTACAAGAGGATTCACATCAATTCAAAATTGGGATGAGAAAGACTATGTAATTCAAGATATTACACATGTCATTGTTTATAACAGCCGTCGTTGTGTTATTGAGCATATCGATATGATTTCAAAAGAAATGGAAGAACAGTTAGATCCAAACGTAGAAGAAGAAGAACCAGACTTAACACCTATGCTTATGTCTATGCCTCAAAGACAGCTATTACATGGATACATGGCAACAGAAGCTAAAGACAATCTATGGGACATGGAAGACAATTCAGAGCTAACTCGTTACATGATGGCTATGCTTTGCCACAGACGTTTGGGATACACATATACAAGCGTTCATCGCATTGGTCATATATATGCAGATCAACAAAACCATTTTCCATCGGAGGAATATCCAGATGACTACGTTACTCCTGAGTATGAAAAGTATATTGACAGTCACATCGAAGCTGCTCGTAAAGCTTTTGACGATGACGGAACTTCTCCATTGCGTTATTGCCTCATGCTCCCTCGCCAAGACTTATCTCGCCTCTTTAGTTCGATATGTCTCACAGGCATTAGCAAACATGATGTCATTCACGAAACGTTCCAAGAAACCACACCAGCCCCTGTTGAAGATAAAGGTTGGTTCAAACCAGACTACAAATGGTTAAACAAATACAAGACTGCTCAAGTAGATATGCTTACTGAATATGTAACAGGCAGTGTAAAAGTTGGCACTAAGAAAGAAAAAGTTCAGCATTTACAAAATCATTTGAGTATGGCTCCTAAGTTCGATCCATATGGTGAATGGCCTCAAGGAGAGTAATGCGCTCCCCAATAGGCAATCAATGCTGACTCAGCAATGCCATCTTGGCTACGCTTTTCCCAGCAAACAGAGGCATCCGGCATTAGTTCGGTTGCTCTCTGTCTTGCTTGATCCTTGTCAGATGTAACGCCTAAGTCTTTTTTCCAAGTTTGCGGCCTTATCTCTACATATTTGTATCTAAGAGCTACAATCAGCCCAAGATAAATACCATAACCAAAACCAGTACGAAACGTACTAACAACGCCTTGCTTGGGCATTGCTTGTTGCTTCTCTATAAATATCATTGAGGGTGAGTAATCATCTAACAACTCGCATATAGATGAAACAGATAAAAACTTCTTTGTTTTTCCTGCAACTCTATATGTTTCTATAGGCACTGGCTTACAAACCATATGCCTCTCACTCATGAATGTAATTCCACCTGTGATTCCAGGATCAATACCGCAAATCGTCATTATAAGCCTCTAGTTTAACGTGACAGCCAAGGGCTTCAGCCCAGCAATGTGCATTAAACAATGTTGGCTTCCTATTACCGCTTTCCCACTTGGCAACAAGCCCAGAAGCGACTCCAATGCGATCATCAACGTGACGCTGTGTAAGCCCAAGTTTATTCCTTCTTATTGCAAACTGAGTGATTAACTCTTGTGTAAATGAATCATCAAATGACATGCAGCATTATAAATATCTTCACATAGGTATTGTCAACTGTTAATGTGAATTGAAAAGGAGGTGATTTTACTGACCTCAATTCCATTTGAGATTCCGGTCAAAGATATTCAAATACATACAGAAGGCATAAAAACTTCTGATTGGATAATCGTTGATCCAGAAGCCAAACCAAAAGACGGTGATAAGGTATTAATAAAAGATACCAATCGCCTCGTCCTATTGACGTACCTGTGGCCTTATTATTTTTCAAACAAGGAAAATCTGTTTGATATGGCTCTGTACGACCTATTAGGCACGGTAATACAAAAAAATAGCAACCCAGTTTTAGGAGAAAACATCTATGTCGAGGTTAACAGCGATTGACTTTAGGTGGCTAGCAACAGAAGTAGCTCAGATTATCAATCCTTCTGAGATTCAATCCTTTGCTACCATTGTAAAAGCGCACTCAAAAAATTCCCGATTTGATAAACAAAGATTCATTGACGCTTGTGCAGATACTTTGCAAGCCAAGCAGTATGATGAAGGACTATCCCCAGAACTGTATTCGGAGAAATACTAATGTCACTTACAGAAGCCCAGCTAAAGGAACGTGCCACATATATTGGATCGTCAGATGCTAAAGCAATTGCTTCTGCTAACCACGACAAATGGGAAGACCTAGCTTTACAAAAACGTGGTGAGAATGTGTGGAAACCAAACAAGCAAACCCAACTGCTTATGGACACAGGGAGTTATCTTGAACCGTACATCATTGACAAATGGGCTGAACAAAACAGTCGCCAAGTTAACTTCCGTGGAGGCGGGAAAACTATTCTTATTAACAATGTGCCTATCCATTCTACCTTTGATGGGCGTGTTGTTGGTGATAATGCTCCTTTGGAGATCAAGGCGCACTTCGGCTTCAAAGACATAGACGAGCTTGCTGAATACTATGCAGCTCAATGTCAGCACCATATGATTGTATCAGGAGCTAACCGTTGTTATTTTGTTGCTTTGTTTGGTGTGCGCTGCCGTATCGAATGGCGTATGCTAAACAAGGATGAGCGTTGGTGTGAAGACTATCTAGCCAATTGCAAAAGCTTCTGGTCTTATTATCAGGGCTATACGCCACATGATTCCATTCCTCTGCCTGAACCAGATCATTCAGACATGTTTGTTATGAACATGCGTGATCTGGATGCTTTCAACGATGAGCTAGAACACAATCTAAGCTTTGCAGCACAAAACATCATTGACGCAAAACAAGTTGTTAAAGTCAGTGATGAAGCCAAGGATATGTTCAAAGAGCTTATGCCTAAGAAC